GGAGTAGATGTTTGGAGAGGTTATAAATCAAGTTTAGAAAGTGTAACCTTTAAAGATAAATCTACTGCAGCAACTGGTAAGTCAGCATCTTGGTTTATCTTAGATGAGGCAGGTATCTTCCCTAACATTATTGAGACTTATGGTTTCTCTGAACCACTTATTAAAGATGGTTCTAGTTGGACAGGAAGTGCGATTATATTTGGATCATCTGGTGATATGGAAGCAGGATGTCAATACTTCTTTGAGATGTTTACAAATCCTAGAAAGTATAACTGTTTAGAATTTCTAGATCCAGAGAATCCTCAAATCACAATTGGATACTTCTCTATCTCTACAAGAGGTAGATGGGGAGTATGTGAGAATCCACATTCTAAGTGGTATAAACAACCAATGGTTGATGAAGATGGAAACTCTAATGAAGAAGCAGCATATGATGATATCATGTGGTTGCGTGAATGTGCTAAAGGTGGTAATGATTCAAAAGCATTACACTCAGTAATTACACAGTTTCCTCTAACATATAAAGAAGCCTTTATGAGAAATAAAGGTACACTATTTGCTGGACCAGAAATGTTAGAATGGTTAGGTAAAGTAGAAACATTACCTTCTTTACGTGGTGAAGCACAAACAGGAGTTTTAGTATATGGTGAAAACAATGAAATGGTTTGGAGACCAGATGGTACTCTAGAACAAATTGTAGACTTCCCTGTTAAAGCAGAGAATAAAAAAGATGGATGTATAGTAACTTGGGAATTACCTGAAAAAGTAAATGAGCAAATTCCTTATGGTCTATATGTTGCAGGATGTGATCCATATGATCAGGATAAAGCAGATACTAGTACATCATTAGGATCTTTCTTTATATACAAGAGATTTTATCAAGCAGATAAAACACATGATATAATAGTTGCTGAATATACTGGTAGACCAGAAAGAGCAGATGACTTTTATGAGAATTGCAGAAAGCTGTGTGTGTTTTATAATGCAAGATGTTTATATGAGAATAACTTAAAGGGTCTCAAGGGATATTTTGAACAGAAGAATAGTCTCCATTATTTATATGAGACTCCACAAATCTTAAAAGATTTTATAAAAGATTCACGTGTTAACCGTACTTATGGTATACACATGAGTCAGCAAATCAAAGACCAATGTGAGATTTATCTCAAGCAGTGGTTATATGATGAAAGAACAGGAGAAGATGGTGTTAAGATACTTAATATGCATACCATCAAATCTATTGCTCTATTAAAAGAACTTGTATCTTATGATAAAGAAGGTAACTTTGATAGAGCTATTGCATTCATGTTATGTATATTACAAACAAAAGAAATGCATAGACAACATGTTAATGAATCATTAAATGTTAAAACAAGAACATCTGAGTATCTAGATAACTTGTACAAGAAGACACAACTATATAATAATAAAAATATTTCCCAAGCTTTTAGAAAATGAGTGAAGATATAAATTATGATTCAATGGGTTTTAGCTCATTACCACAACAAAAACTACCTAAATCCCAAAAGGATAAAGAGTGGGGTAAATCTTGCATTAATTACTATTCTAACTATCGTTATACTAATGGTACAACTATTAGAACTGATAGATTTCGTAAGCTAGTCAATTATGACCTATATAATGGTAAAGTGTCTTATAACGATGTTGCAGCTATTTGTAACCCGTTAGGTATTCAGAACAACTCATGGTCTACAAGATTTCAACATTATGATATTATATCTGAGTGTTTACGTTTTCTTATTTCAGAAGAAGCTAAGCGTCCAGACAATCATATTGTAGTATCTGAAGCACCAAGTGACTTAAATCGTAAGACAGAAAATTTACATAAAAAGATGGTATCTATTCTTGAGCAAGATTTAATGTCTCAAATAGATCCTTCTACTATAGATCCTAATAACCCACCACCTAAACCAGAAGAGGTTTTAAAGGCAGAGAAGACAACTCCTTCTGACAAGATAGAAGCTAAAGCTGCTAAAATGCTTAAAGTACTTAAGAAGCGTTTAAATACACACCTTCAATTTAGAGAAGGTTGGAAAGACGCATTGATCTCTGGAGAAGAGATATATTGGGTGGGTATACTTAATGGTTCTCCTGTGATGAGACGTGTTAATCCAGTTAACATGACTATCATTTTAGATGATGATCATACATTTGTAGATGATGCTGTAGCAGTAGTAGAAGAACGTATGCTTACTACATCATCTATATTAGATGAATATGGTGATGAGTTAACTTCTTCTGACCTGGAAAAAATAGAACAGTACACTCGTGGTACATTTGGTAGTTTTAATACTGCAGGTGGGTTTGAACCACATTTCACAATTAAGGATGGTCATTCAGTATTTGATGGAGTAACTCCAACTAATGCTTACAATGGTAATAATTCAAATAATTATTCAATTCGTGTTTCACGTGTAGAATGGATATCTCAGAAAAAAATAGGTACTCTTACTTATACAGATGAGATAGGAGAAACTGTTGTAGAAGATATTGATGAAACTTTTAAATTACCTTTATTTAAACAACAATATCCTGACGCTAAAGTAGAATGGTTTTGGATTAATGAAGCATGGGAAGGTGTTAAAATTGGTACAGATATTTATGTAGGTGTTCAACCTAAACCTAACCAAAGACGTAGAATGGATAATCCATATCATTGTCAATTAGGTTATACAGGATTTATCTATGAAGCTACAAACTCACAATCAGTATCTTTATTAGATCGTTTAAAACCATATCAGTATTTATATGACATTATATCTTACCGTTTAGAATTAGCTTTTGCTAAAGATAAAGGTAAGATTATGTTAATGGACTTAGCTCAATTACCAGAGTCTAATGGCATTGATATTGATCGTTGGATCCACTACATGAATGAGATGGGTATCTCTTTTGTTAATAGTTTTGAAGAAGGTAAAAAAGGTGCTGCTACTGGTCAACTTTCAAAGTTTAATCAGTTTACAGCTATTGATTTATCATTAGCTCAATCTATTCAACAGTATATAAATATGCTTGATTATATTAAACAGCAAGTGTACTTTGTATCTGGAGTAACACCTCAGCGTTTAGGGTCTATCCAAACTAATGAGCTTGTAGGTAATGTAGAGAAATCAGTAGCACAGTCTTCTATAGTAACAGAATACTTATTTGAATCTCATCAGGAAGTTAAGCGTAGAGCATATACAGCTATTATTGAGGTAGCTAAAATAGCATACAAAAATGGATTGACTACTCAGTATGTATTAGATGATATGAGTATTGAGATGTTGAATCTTGAAGAGTTTGAATTTGAAGATTCAGAATTCAGTGTGTTTGTATCTTATGCTAACAAAGATAATAAGTTTAAAGATGATCTTAAACAGTTATTAAGTGTTGCACTACAGCGTGATAAGGTTACACTATCAGCAATAGCTGATTCATTAATAAATGACTCACCTAGAGATATACTAAGAGTTCTTAGAAAAGCTGATGAGGATGCTAGTAAGGCTGCACAGGATGCTCAAAATCAACAATTGTCTATGGAGCAACAACAGATTGATTCTGCTGAAAGAATTCACCAGGAACAAATGGCTGATAAACAAGCAGATAGAGATCTTAAGCAGTATGAGATAGATAGCAATAATGAAACTAAACTACAGGTAGCTGAAATAAATACTTATATTGGTCAAGAATCTTTAGATCAAGATGGAGATGGTATCCCTGATCCACTTGAGTTAGGTAAGCTTGCTTTAGAAGAGCGTAAGTTAGCTTCTCAGACATTCTCTGAGCAAATCAAGTTACACCATGATCATTCTACTAAGAAGAAAGAACTAAGTCTTAAAGACAAAGAGATAGCTTCTAAAGAAAAGATTGAGAATAAGAAGCTTGAGATGGTAAAAGTGCAAAATAAGAATCAAATAGAACTGGCTAATAAGAAGGCTAAACTTGATAAAGAAATGATGGATAAGAAGATGGCCTTAGAGAAATATAAGGTCAAACATAAACCAAAGCCTAAAAAATAATGGAGGGTAAGAAGTGTATATGTTGTCATAAGACTCAAGATTCAGAGAACTTTAGTCCTAAGAATTGGAAATCTCAATATGAATTAGATAGAGATAATATTTGTGATAAGTGTAAAAGATACCACTTAAAGACAATGTCATATAAGATAGACCTTTCTCATAGAGAGAAACCCAACTATTATAATAAGTACAATATTAGTCAAAAGGAGTATAATTTTTTATTTGCGCATCAAGAAGGAAAGTGTAAAATATGTAACACCCATCAGTCTGAGCTAGCTAAAAAGCTAGTAGTAGACCATTGCCATGAGACTAACCATGTCAGAGGGCTACTTTGTAGCTCTTGTAATTTAGCATTAGGATTATTTAAAGATAACATAAAATCTTTAGAGAAAGCAATAATTTATCTTAAATTAACCTCTAATAGTCATTCTGAAAATTTTAACAAAAAAATAAATGCTATATTAGCTAGAGCTTATTATCATATATATATAAACAAAAACACTTGCAAAATATAACAAATTGTGTTATATTACAGTAAGGAAACATAACTAAATAAGGGTAAAATGAGTGAAAAGAAGAAGGAAGTAAAAGAAGTAGAGAATCCTTTTGGAGCATTTGATGCTTTAAAGATGGATCCAAAATCATCTCCTTTTGGAGATAACCTTGAAATGGTGTTTGAAGATGAACATACACCAAAGATAGAAACTCCTAAAAAGAAGGAAGAGGTTACAAATGAAGTTGAAGAAACAAAGGATAAACCAGCACCTAAGGTTGAAGATAAAGAAAAATCAAAGGTTGATACAAAAGATCCTAAAGTATCTAAACCTGAATCTGTAGTTGAAGAGACAGAGGAAACTGAAGAGGTAGAAGAAGAGACAGAGGAAGCAGTAGAGGAAAACAACCTACATATCTTCTATTCTTATTTATCAGAAGAAGGTTTAGTAGTTCCACTAGAGGAAGGTAAAAAGGTAGAATCAGAAGATGATTTTAAAAGTGTTATTCAAAACACAATTAATACTGGAATAGAAAGCTATAAAAGCTCTCATCCAGAAGATGTACAGAAGTTCATTGAGTTTGTTGATAATGGTGGTGATCCACGTATGTTCCATAAGTTATATTATGAACAACGTTCTTGGAAAGATGTAGATCCTTCTAAAGAACCTAATCAGGAGTTAGTAATCCGTGAGGCTTATGCTCTAGCAGGTTGGGATCAAGAAGATATTGATGCTGAGATTCAAGATAAAAAAGATTTAGGTAAACTAGGTCCTTTAGCAGAGAAACTTCATAAGAAGTTAATTGCTAGTGAAGAAGAAAGTAAACAGTCTTTAATTGAAGCTCAAAAAGAATATCGTAAAGCTCAAGAAGCTAAAGCTAATAAAGAATGGGATGAATTTAAAGATAACCTTTATAAAAAGGAAGAATTAAACGGATTCAAATTAAATAAAAAGCTTAAAGATGATCTTTGGGATTATATTACCAAACCTGATAAGAAATCAGGAAAGACTAAACTTCAAGCACACAATGAAACTAATACAGATTCTCAGTTCTTATATGCTTATTTAGCAATGAACAACTGGGATATGTCTAAGTTAGAAAAGCAAGTTAAAACTAAGGTAACTAGTGAACTTGCAGCTAAGTTGAAGAATACTACTGATTCACGTAGTAAGGTATCTAAAGGAACTAGCGATGGTTTCAAAGATAAGAAGACAGATGGTAAGAATCCATTCAGCGCATTCAAAACAGCAATTGATCAGAATTTAATTTAAATTAACAATATAAAAACAAAACATTTGCCATGCAAATAAGTCCATTACAAATAACAAATATGAACTGGCATGCAGGGTTGACTCAAGATACACACTTGTCAACTTTCTTCTTAACAGAACCTGCTATCGCCTCTCAAGTAATTACCCGTATTTACAACCGTCAAAATGGTTATAAGAATGCGTTATCATACCTAACAGGTGGTATGGGAAAAGCCAAAGCCTTAGATGGTATTCAATATCGTTGGCATGTAATTGGTGACAGCCGTAAAGCTATCGCTATTACACGTGCAGTATTTGATGCTACATCAAATCCTGGTCAATACTCTACAACTTTTAAAATTGGTGTAGGTGAAAAATGGTTTGCTGAAGGTGATACTTTAGTACCAGATGACGCACAATATTCTTTCCGTGTTATGGGTGAGCCATATTTTGATGGTTCTGACTTCATTTTAACATGTCAGGTAGTATCTAGCGATCCAACTTCTTATGTACCTGCTACTTTATTAGTTGTTGGTAAAGAAGTATCTAAAGATTTCAATACAGTTGAACATGATCACTCACGTACTTCTGGTGAAACTCACTATGCTACTCCATTACAATTAGAAAACTACATGTCTACTTTACGTAAGAAGTATTCAGTTACAGGTGCTGCACACAGCCGTGTAATGGTAGTTAAGATGCACAATCCTGAAACTAATGAAACAACTTCAACTTGGGTAAAATATGCTGAGTGGGAATTCTGGAAACAGTTTATGGATGAGATTGAGATCATGTTAATGTTTGGTAAATCAAACGTTAAGTCTAATGGTACAACTGATTTAAAAGGTGCTAGTGGAAATACAATTTACACAGGTGCTGGATTAGAAGCTCAAATTGCTCCAGGTAACAAACGTTACTATACTACTTTGTCTGAACAAACCATTCGTAACTTTATGAATGATTTAGCATTCAACGGTACTGAAGATGGACCTCGTGAGTATGTTGCTCTTTGTGGACGTAACTTTATGGATTTATTTGATCAAGCTATGAAACGCTCTGCTTCTAACTTCACGTTAGTTGATAGTAAGTTTGTTTCAGGTTCAGGTCAAAACTTAACTTTAGAAGGTCAGTTCTTACAATATGTTGGTTTAAACGGAGACAAGTTTACATTAAAAGAATATAAACCTTATAATGACACTGTTCGTAACCGTCTATTACACCCTCAAACAGGTCGTCCTGCTGAATCTTATAAAGCAACTTTCTTGAACTTTAAGTCTTACTCTAAGGGTGAGCCTAATATTCAAAAGGTATATGCTCAGGATCGTGAGATGGTAACTACTTATATTGAAGGAATGTACGGTCCTTATGGTCCTAAAAAGAATGGTTCTTCTGCAAGTTCTGTAGATGGATATACTTTTGAGGCAATGACTGAATGTGGTATCATGTTAAAAGATCCAACTGATGCAGCTCAATTAATTTTGGATGTGTCTGGTTTATCATAGTAATTTAAAAGCTTTGAGAGGTGTGCTTCAAACACCTCTTATTTTTAAAACAGGGTAATAAAAAAAACAAGGAAATGGAAAAAACAATAACTGATGAAGGTATTAAAACCTTAGTAATTAAACCAATTACTAAAATTAAATTTAGTGGGGTATCATCTTATACAAAAACAAAAACAGTTTTTACAACACAATTAGATGGTAATACAGGATTATATAAAAACGGTTTAAGTGCATCTGAAGAAGCTGCTTTTGAAACAGAGTTAAATCTTCCTAAAGGTACATTAAATAAAAAGTCTCCTTATTGGGGAGAATTAGAAATCATTTTAAACAATGATAAAGCTACATACTTTACTTTAATGGGTCCACAGGATGAAATTAAAGAAAGAGTTATTAAAGCTCATAGTAGAATTGCTAATTCAGAATTTGAATTAACAAAACAACCAGGTGCACTATTTTACATAGATGATCCTGAAGAAAAAGCTAAATTAGAATCAACAGTAATTGAATACAAGTTATCAGCTATTGAGAAATTCCAAGAAGCAACAATTGAAGAAAAACGTTCTGCATTAAGAGTGTTTGGTAAGTCAGGAATAGATAATATGTCTGAAACAATGGTTAAGGCAGAATTATTTAAAGAGGTTGAAAAGAATCCTAAAATATTCTTAGATACATTGAATGACCCTAACATGAAAACAAGAGCTTTATTATTAGAAGCTTTAGAAAAGAAAGTTTTAGTTAAAAGAGGACATACTATCTATAATGGAGAAGATCCAATAGGAAGTTCTACAGATGCTGTAATAGAATACTTAAGTGATTTAAAATATCAACAAGTTAAAATCTCTATTAAAGATCGAGTTAAAAAAGCAACAAAGTAACTAGAAGATGATCATATCTCAAATGCATACTGAATTCAAAGTTAGGTATGATAAACTTGATGCTTTGTTATTACCAAACATCTTACCTTCTGAAATAGATTTACTTCTTAATCAGGCACAAGATAGATTTGTAAAGCAAAGATATGGTACTACTAATACTAAAAAGGAGTCTTTTGAAGAAACTCAAAAAAGAGCAGATGATTTAAAAGCTATAACTAGACAGGTAACTTTAGCACCATTAGCATATGCTACTGATAATATAGATACTAATGCTAGATTCTTTAACTTACCTACTGATTACTGGTTTATAATTCAAGAAAGAGCTACTATAACTTACACTGGATGTGATGATGAAGATGTTACAGAACTAGTAGAAGTTAGACCAATAGAACATAATGAATTTTCAAAAGTAATTAAAGATCCATTTAAAAAGCCTAATACTAATAAAGTATTAAGATTGATGGAAAATAGTAGAGTGGAGCTAATAGCTGATTCAACATCTACTATTAATAATTACACTTTAAGATATATTAAAGAACCTATTAGAGTTAGCTTATCAGGTAGTATTAATTGTGAACTTTCAGCACATACTCATACAGAAATAGTAGATATGGCAGTAGCAATTGCTCTCGAATATATAGAGTCTAAAAGAACACCTGGTTTTAACAATTTATTAAATACTAACGAATAATAATTAAATAAAAAAATATTAAAATAAATGGCAATTAATAACCCAACAAATCCGTCTTTAGGTACTCCTGATATTAAGGCTTTTCCTAAAAGACAATATGAGAAAATAGTAGAAATTATAGCAGCTATCAATGCTTTTGCTACTTCTTTTACAACTACTATCTTATCAGTAACTAGTACTAGTACTTTTGCAGGTATTGCTACCTTTACATCAGCTCCTGTATTTAAAAATACAATTAGTGCTGTAACTGGAGATGGTGCAATTACAATTCCATCTGGTAATAAAACTTTTGCTATAACTAAAGCAGGTGTAGCAGCAATGACTTTAGCTAATCCAACAGCTACTACTCATGACGGTCTAAGATTAACTTTTGTAGCTACTACAGCAAATGCTCATACATTATCAAATGCTGCAGGTGCAGGATTCAATGATGGTGGTGCAGGATCAGATATAGGAACATTTGGTGGAGCTAAAGGTGA